TTTCTTCGGTTTCTTCGGTTTCTTCTGTAGTTTCTGGGACTTCTTCTTTTTCGTGTTCTGTTTTGTCCAATGAATCTTTTGAGGACTTCGATTCGTCTTTACAAAACATATTCATATTTAAAAGGGAAGAAAAATATTCGCCAAATGATTTCATTATACATTATGAAACCATTACATTATTTACAAAAAATATTATTTGGTAGGATATAGTCCATATAATTGACATAATAAGGTCCCTTCTTTGGGTTGAATGCGCAATTTACAAAATCCTTGGTCACCTATTGTTGATCGAAAAGAAGAAGTGCTTTTCGTTTTCCATGGGCAACATCATATCCATGCCACTTGTTTGTGTCACCATTTTGTAATATAAATGAACTTGTATCACCCATATCTACGATTACTTTAGAAGTAACATCAATAAGACTCAAATAAGGATTTTGAGATGGATCAGCAATACCAAGATATGCTTTGCCCGATCTCTTAAAAGATTCAGAAAGTGTTACACCATGGGTTCCAGCAGATTCTAACATGGTATGATCCGCTTTGCTTGTATCAATTACTCTAACTGTTCTTGTAGATTCTCCTTTAAGACCATCTTCATTTGTAACACTATATGTTACTTCATAAAGACCAGGAGTGCCAAGGTCTACATTCTCAGTTACTACAATATCATTTGTTAAATTACCATAAATACGATCACTAGCAATTGCTCCTGGATCTCTATATGAGTTACTTGTAGCAGCTATATTATAAGGATTCAATCCATTAAGAGTGATTTTGGGGTAGTATGGATCAATTACTCTAACTGTTCTTATTTGTTCTTTTGCGCTAATTTGAGCAGGATTGGTTAGATTGTATGTTATATCATATGTACCTGGTATATTCATATTTACAGGATTAACTATTACTATATCATTTGTTAATTTTCCATAATATGAATCACTACCAGATGCTCCTGGTAATACTAATTGTTGAAAAACATCTATTTCAATTACTTTGGGTCCATGAAGTGTGATTGTAGGTGCTTTGAGTACTATAACTTCTCTTGTTGCAACAGCTGTTTGACCTCTTTCATTTTTTACTGTGTATATCATTTTATATGGTGTAGCAGGAACAACGTGAGTGTTTACCGGATTATTTACTACAATTTGAGCAGTTAAATTTCCTTGAACTGGATCAACAGCAGTTGCACCTTCGTCGACATATCTGCTATTTATTTCTACTAATGCCGGATTATCGCCATTAAGAATGATGACAGGTCTTGAATTGTCGACTACAACAACAACAACTGTTCTAAATACTTGTTCAGCCTTAACTCCATTTTCATCTGTTACATTGTATGTTACTGTATATTTACCTGGTTTACCTGTATTTACCGGATTATTTACTACTATTTGATCAGTTATATCTCCTTGAAATTGATCAAAAGCAGTTGCTCCTGCGTCGACATACGGCACCCCAGCAAACACATGCTCTATATTATCTCCATTAAGATTGATGACGGGTATCGTTTGTGATGACATACTATAATTTAAACATACATAATTTAAATCACAAATATAATAATTCATTACCAAGTGTTTAAATATTCACTGGTTTAAAAATACTGTTTAATATTTCTTTGTTTTTTATAGAATCATTATTTACAAAATTTCCATATTGTTTTATGGAAAAAATAAAACCTTAATTAAATGACACAATAATTTTCACATTTTCCTTCTTAATACATTTACATGCCGACACAGATAGTTCCTCGCGTTTTTTGCGCGTTTTACTATTATCACCACTATTTAAGGTAATAGATGCTGTTTCCAAATTATCGTCTTTCTTTTTCTTGGAAATTGAATTGCGATCATTCATATCTTTCTCAATTGCGTCATAATGTTCTTTAATATAATCGATAATTTTGTTTTCAATTGCCCATTTAAAAAAATTCAATTGTCCAATAGTGGTTTCCATACAATTGTTTTCATTATACGGAATGGTAATGCGCTCCCATCTACAAAACGGGTCAAAACGCTTTTTAGAATATGCCTTTAGTTTCAATTTATAATCATTGTATACCTTAAAACGTGTTTGAACAATTTTCGAATTTCTAATTATTGGAAGATCATAAATTGTATAGTCTTTTTTCGCATAATTTGTAACAAACCAATCTACAATACGAAGTGAAATATTCGATTCACCATTAATAATTTTCATCATTTGATCCAACTTGGTTTTGTCCTCATAAAAATCTAACAAACATTTCATGAGTAAATCATTTTGTGTATGTAATTGATTTGATTGATGTGTACGAAGTGACATTGATTATAATAAGACTTTACTACTATTATTTATATAGCTTTTTACACTAAATAAAAAATACTACTTATAAAATTACGTATAAAATTAGACTGACATGGCAACTTTTTTCTTCTTGATGATGACCACCTTTCTTGGTTCAAATTCGTTATTTTCAAACAACAATCTATATTCGCTAAATGTCTTATTAAACGAAACAGAGTTTTCAGCAAACAACCGTTTTTCATTGATAGTCGATCGCGTAGCCCCTGTGGTATTATCATTGTCATAGAAGAACGATATGACTCCTAGGAGCATAGTGCGAATACATAGTGCCGGATTCCATGACTCCGGATGATAATGCGTAAAACTCAAACATAGCGTACCGTTTGTACGAAACCGTCCATTTGGGGTGATCATTTGAATTTTTGGAGGTTTCCACGGATATTCTTTTGGCAAACTGATCTTCCCCATATACACCCCATCTTTATAGGGAGTATCTGACTCCCCTTTGAAAATGAACCGCCATTCAAGGAGATTTTCTTCCAGTGGTTTTGCTATGCAATTGACCATGGGATCCTTTAAAAGGTCTCTATATTCTTTGTGTAATCGTTTTACTCCTGCCATATTTTTTATGGAAGTTACTTACTTCCAACAAAACGAATCAATTTTCTTGTTGAAATTATTAAGCAATCATCAAAGAGTCATGTAACAGTTCTACAGTTTGTGAATTATAGGATACAATAATGCCAACAATGGCAGTATATACGGATAATATGACAATTCCTCCAAAAGTAATCATGTATAACATAGGATATTATTTATTTTATCGAATATTAGTTTGAATATTATTCGAAATATATTTTTATACTATACAAATGGAATCAGTTGAAATACAAAAAGTAGAGTCATGGTTACAACAAAACACTTTCCATTGTTTCGATTATAAAGATTTCGAAATGCTTTATAACAATAAAAATGGGCGAACCATTTCTCTAGTTATGCCTACACTTAACGAAGAAGACAGTGTAGGAGCAATTATTGAAACCATTTTTCGCGATTTGAATAATAAATTCCAATTAATTGACGAACTTGTATTAATCGATGGTGGTTCCACCGATAATACTTTAGACATTGTCCATAACTTGGAAACTAAATATGAATTATTAAATGTAGTAAAAGAATGCGAAATTTTACCCGATTATCAATGTAAAAAAGGAAAGGGAAATCAGTTATGGAAAGGATTATATTGTTCAAAAGGGACAATTGTTTTATATTGCGACAGTGATTTAAAAAATTTCGATGTACGTATGATTTATGGACTGATTGGTCCACTATTAACAACACCCATTAAATTTGTGAAAGGTTTTTATGAAAGACCTTTGGTCATTAGTGATACAGTACAAAAATCAAATGAAGGAGGACGGGTTACTGAATTATGCGCACGTCCTATGTTAAATTTATTGTATCCAGAATTATCGGGTTTTATCCAACCTCTTGGAGGCGAATATGGTGGTTACAGAGAGGTTTTGGAAAACGTGGAATATATGACAGGTTATGGCGTAGAAGTAAATATGTTGATAGATATTTTGGAGAAATTCGGATTAAAGAAAATGGGACAGGTAGATTTATTAAAACGTGAACATCGTCATCAAAATACAAACGCACTTTCCAAGATGAGTTTTATTATTATGAATACTATTTTACGTAGAAATATGAAAAAACAAATGAGTTCAAATTTACTGATGAAAAATTTTACACAAGTGGTTGATAGTAATTTTAAAAATAATGTTACTAGCAACATACAAATCGGAGAACATTTCAAATTAATTGACAACGCACATGATGAACCATTACCACCATTAACAGAATTAAATGCGCAAACATTTCAGCAAGTTATGAGTGCTTTATAATTTTTTGTATGATATTGCCTTTTATTTTGAAATTTAATTCACTATGATGAGAATGGACCAATATTTGTAGGTCTACCACACAGCAATTCGGGAAAGAAACTAAAAAATCCGCAGGTTTTAAATGTAAGGGAGAATCAGTAATGTATTTATAGAGAGCATACAAAACCCCCGAATGTGTGACCACTAATATCCTTTTATTATTGTATCCTATACATTTCGCAATAAACTTTTCGATACGATAGATTACCTCTTCAATTGGTTCAATATTATCTCCTTTCACATTTTCATTGATTATCCATTCGTGATAATAAGAAGGATATTGTTCTTCAATTTCCGATGGTGTTAATCCTTCGAAAATTCCATATCCGCGTTCGGTGACACAAGAGGATTCAACAATATGTTTTTTGTCTGGTATAGTACCATATTTTTCCAAAATACTGTATAAAGTATCTTTGGAACGCATTAAAGGACTATGAAAATATAGATCATAATTACAATGAGTTAAAACAACTTTTTCAATGTCCTCATATCCTTTCTTGGACAATGGAATATCAGAACTACCTTGAACTCGATTCTGTTCGTTGTATTCTGTAGTTCCATGACGAACAAATGTAATATTAATTTCGTTTAATATTTCATTCGGATCCATATATAATAATCATTTATATTATTATATATTGTTACGCACTAGGGATTAATTTGCTATATATTAAATATTTCACTTCATCAATGGATAATGGATCATACGATAAAACAATGGTTTCGAAAAAACCATATTGAAAACTGATAATACAAACCGCAAATAAGAAATAATGACCAATTTTCTTGGTAGTTTCATAACATTTATTGGGACTTTGTTCTTCTAAAGTTTCTTGAATTTCTGAATTTTTTCTATACCGTGTGTATTCGGGCATTTCAATATCATAATCATGCGAACGAACGGTGACAATAGAATTATGCACCTCATTTAAACGGATAAGTTCTATATATTTTGAATGTAACATATATAATAAAACTGTCAAGAACGTAAATGCCATCCAATATTCAATTGTTTTAACAAACAAATCTTCATTTTTTTTTTCTCGCCGTTTTATTGCCGAATCTTTATTTTCTTTCAGTTCTTCCATATTTTGTTCGATAGTTTGATTTGTATATAATTGAATACTTTCACGAATCGATTTATAAGAAATCGGAATTGAACTATTATTTATTTGTAAATCATAGTTATTTGGTACAAATTGTTCATATTGTATCGTTTCTTGTTCGGGTATACTATTTTCTATCATAAATAGAGGTTCATTGACCAATTTGTTTACTACATTTCGAAAATGTTTGGTTTCCATAGGTCCAATATAATAGAAGAAAAAACATATTTCCAATAATGCTATTCCGGAAATATGAAAAAAAATATAGTACATCTTATTCTTCGTGTAGAAAAAAATGTATTGTATTTGGTGTTATGTCTTAAATAATTAAAGAATGCTAATCATATGTTGATATATGATTATCCACACGTTGACAAACACTATTATTGATAATTGCTTTTCTACTTCCATTACATAACCATTTTATCGACCATTTAAATTCAAATGTAATAGGCCATAATTCGGTTGATGTATCAAAATAACCCGTTTCTAAAATTTTGTCCACTTTGTCTATACCTGGACTCAATGAAAATAGAGGCCAATGATCCCTATGATTGACCCAATTCAATTTAAAATCAGTACAATTCCCAAACGGTTTCAATTGTTCATCTATAGAATCATTTATTTTTAAAATCTCAGTATATTTTTTCCCACTTTTTGTTGTTTTTAGTTCTTTTCGTTCATCCTGAATATCATGCCATCGATCAATTAATTGTAGTTGATCTATATTATCATCTTCCATAATTTCAATTGAATCATCTAAAAAAGGTGTATTTAAAACCCAACTGTCTTCCCAATGTAACCAATAATCATAATTTCCTTCCCGTAAAATGTCAATAATTAAATTAATTGATCTCGCTTGACCTTTATCTTTTTCAGATTTGTTTATAAATTCAATTTCAGGATACATATTTTTTAGTTCTTCGATGGAATCTTCTGTATTTTCGTCATATTCATTTATTACAATCATTCTATCAATAGTTTCAGTTGGTGTATAACGAATAAAACTATCTAATGTCTGTTTTAACGAATCTAGTTTATTTGGTTTTGATACAAAACTTGTACATGTGAACAATATTTTCGGATGAGTCGTCATCGGTTCGCATATATTATTTGTAACTTGTATGAAATAGGCGATACAGCAAAATATTACAAAAATTATTATTAAAATTGAGATTCTAGAAAATTTCATTATATAAAATAATTATATAAAATAATTCTAGTTAAACCCTTGAAGATTTAAAACTCCGTTTTGACGGCAAAAATTATAAAATTGATTCGATTAGTTTATAATGTTAGTATGTAATATATACAACATGCCTTACGGTTTTATTTACAAAATACTTTTCCCAAATGGAAAACATTATATTGGTCTAACGAGTCGGTCGTTGGAAGACCGGCAAAAAGAACACAGGTACGATGCAAAAAAGGGTGATACGAGATGTCTATATAATGCTTTACGGAAATACGATATGGAAGATACTTTGGAACTTGTAGAAATAGATACTGCAGATAATCAAGAAGAATTGTGTGAAAAGGAAATTGGATACATTCTATCGTATAATTCATTTGACAGAGAATATGGATATAATATGACGCTTGGTGGAGAAGGAGTTAATGGTTATGTTTATACAGAAGAAGATAATCGCAAAAATAGTGAAAGACAGACAAAATATTATGTAGATAATCCAGAAGCAAGAGAACTCGCAAGAGAAAGGACTACAAAATATTACATAGACAATCCAGAAGCAGGGAAAGAACACGGTGAAAGAATGAAACAATATTATGTAGATAATCCAGAATTAGGAAACGAATATGGTGAAAAAATGAAACAATATTATGTAGATAATCCAGAAGCAAGAGAAAAAATGAGTGAAAAAATGAAACAATATTACATATATAATCCAGAAGTATTACAAATAATGAGTGAAAAAGGAAAAGCAAGATACGAAGACAATCCAGAAAAAAGGAAAATACATGGTGAAACCATAAAAAAATATTACATAGATAATCCAGAAGCAAGAGAAAAAATGAGTGAAAAAATGAAACAATACTACATAGACAATCCAGAAGCAGGAAACGAATATGGTGAAAAAATGAAACAATATTATGTAGATAATCCAGAAGCAAGAGAACTCGCAAGAGAAAGGACTACCACTTATTATAAAGAAAACCCCGACATAGGAAAACAACAGGGCGAAGCAAGGAAACAATATTATATAGATAATCCAGAAGCAAGAGAAAAGTGTAGTAAATCACAGAAAAAACGATTTGTAGATAATCCAGAAGCTGGGAAAGAACACGGCGAAAAAATGAAAAAATACTACATAGACAACCCAGAAGAGAAGGAAAAAATGAGTGAAATAAAGAAAAAGTATTATCAGGACAACCCAGATATGATAACACAAATGAGTGAAAAAGCAAAAGCAAGATACGAAGACAATCCAGAAAAAAGGAAAGAACATGGTGAAACAATAAGAAAATATTATGAAGAAAATCCAGACGCAAGAAAAAAAAATAGTGAGGCGCAGAAAAGATATAACAAAGAACATCCCGAAAGAATGAAACTATTGAAAGAAGCACAGGAAAGACACTACAAAGAACATCCAGAAGCACTGAAAGAATATGGAGCAAAAATGAAAAAATATCATAGTGATCCAGAAAATAAAAAATATATATTAGATAAAAAGGGTTGTAACAAACCGTTTGATATATTTAAAATAGATGGAACATTCGTAAAAACATTTGCCTACAAATTTGAGGCTAAAGAATATTTACAAAAAGAACACAATATCACATCAACCATCAAAATAAGTGAGGTATTAAATGGAAACCGAAAGAGTTCCGCAGGATTTGTATTCAAATATCAGGAATAATCCTTTAAATATGTTACAGGTATTTACAAAGGATTTCTCGTTTTCTAAATGAAACTTAACTGATGTAATCTTATAATCTTCGCTTTTATGTGAGGACATTCAGTATATATACTATGAATAAATATATTGAAAAAACGGCGTTTGAAATTACCAAGTGTTTAAACGGTTGGGAAAAATTCCCAGTCCAAATCTTCGCAAACTTTTTTCCAAATCATATCTTGTTCCAACTGTTTCTCGCGATCTTTCATCATAGGTATGAACGGCAAATATTGCGTTTGGTCTAATAACATGCACAATTGATATAATGTATATGTATAATTGAAAAAATTGGTTCGATTTGCTGGACAATGGACAGCCCAAGGTTTTTGAATTTCAATAAATAATACACACAACGTCTCATGTAATTCTTCATTCATAATGGGCGGTTTTACACCAAATATAGAATTAATATATTGAATATGTTCAAAATATTTATTTAATCCTAATTTGCGTAATATTTCGCGCATTTTGTCATAATTGATTTGTTTCATGTCTGTGATACGTTCTTTCTTAATGCGCGCCCGAATTTTGTCAATGACTTCTTCGGGAATTTGCGTAGTTTCCTTTGCTTGGAATTGCGACAAAATTTCCTTGAAATGATTCAGTCGAATATATGCTGTATAAGATACTTCATTTGGTGGATCTTTGTTATTGGGTTTCGAACTATCAACAATGTATGTGATAAATTGTCCACATTGAACATTGTTACAAATCATAATTCCTTCTTCATCTTGTGGGACCATTTCTCCTCTCTCACATATGTTACATAAATCGCAAGACATAATATAATCTTGTGGATTGGTAAATTCATTATTGACATTACGCCAATATTCTTGGTATAATTTTTTGGATTGACTATAATTATTTGGATTTTCTCGGTCTAAATTAGTACTTTTGACCTTAAAAAAGGAGTTTAATACCTTGACATTTTGGTTTTGATCTCCATTTGATATTTGTTTCTTGGACTCAAAATAATCAAAAATATATTTCGAATTATCTAGTAAATATTGTTTCTTTTCTCTCTTTAACATTTTGATTTCTTGTTTGAACTCCTTAATTTGGTCATCGATGTCCAATATTTTATCGATTTGATTACGTTGATAATTTGATTTTTCTTTTTCTAGCATTACTATTTCATTCTTTAATTTAGGAACTGTTTTGTATTCATTATTGTGAAATTTATTCAACATTTCTTGATGTTTTTCGTCCAATGAAGTCATTTGTTTCATTGTTGTCTTCTTTTTGTTCATTTTCAATATAATTAAAAACGAATATTATTTATGTGTTTTGTTATGTAATTATGTTTTTCATTCTTTTTGTTTTATTTTTACCACCTATCGGTTTTTTTACTTGTTTTCCGCTTCTAAGTTTCATATATTTTGATAAATCCTTTTCTGTGTTATCTTTTACTTTTCTTGAATGAGATAATGCTAATTCTAATCTCTTCGGTTTTCTATTTATGTATGGACTATTATAAAGTAATCCATATTTTAATGCACCGTTCAATCTCTTGAATTTTCTAGTTACTGAATTATCTCCTCCTCGTTTTGAACGTAACTTTCTAAATATTCTTTTTGTTTTTCTAGTTTTCATTAGTATATAGTGATATTTTTTCCTAGATTTTCGATATTTTTTTGTTATATAATAATATATTAATGTCATCTGAAAAAAAAATAGTATTAGATTTAAATCCATATTGTCCACCAGATAGTGAATTATATAAAGTAGATAGTCTAGGTCTTGAAAGAAAATATGAAAAATTATGTCGCATCGCAAAAATGGATGCTTGGCATGATCATCATAATATTCCACAATTAGACAAAACAGAAATCGATAAATTTGTTGTAGAACATATTCCTGATGGGTTAAATTGCTATAAATTAAATGATGTCGCAGGAAGTGGTTCTTTAGATACTGATAGTTTATTGAAAAATGAAGACGGGCAACCAAGTAGCGAAGATATATTTTTATTTCGAATGTTATTAAACGTACATACATGGGATAATAATAAAGATTTACAACCAAAACTTATAAAGATGTGTAGACCTAATTGTGATGGATATATTAAGGATTATGGGGTAATTGGTGATGATAACAAACAAGTATTCAACGCAAATATTGTAACAAATCGTTATGTTGTCGGTCATATTCCATTGGGTAGTGATTCGGAAAAAGAAAAGAATGTTTGTGATCCTCCAATTGTGTACGATAAAAACAATTCACAAATACAAAGGTTTTTTGAAGATCACGGCATCAACGAAGATATTTTTATTATACGAGATGTTGCGTATGGAAATTGGGCAGATGATATAAAAAAATGGAAACAAACGGAAGGGAAAAAAGAAACAAAAATTGTTACACTTCAAAGTGCGGCCGGCATTTTTGATCCTGGTCCTTCGACGCATTATTATTCAAGTGCTGGTGTCAGACAGGGGTTTTCCGATAAAACGTCTCGCTCTTATTATGGATTATTTGATGCTTATAATGATGTTGGGTTTAATAATGACGAAACCGCAATTTTGTATCCTAAGATTGTTAAAGATAATGACGATGACGATGACAATGACGATGACAATGACGATGACAATGACGATGACAATGACGATGACAATGACGATGACGATGACGATGACGATGACGATGACGAACACAAAGACAGCACTATTCTTCGTAATCAATTACTATTTACCCGATTTGATTGTACATTATATGCTAAAACATTAAAATTACCCTCTAGGGAAAATAACTTATATACAAAAGGTGAAACCGAGGATTTTATTGAATCCGCAAACGTAAATTTTATGGTAAATGATAATAATAAAATATATATCAGCACCAAAAAAAACTCGAATAAGGCGCAAAAAATAACTGAACTACCTAAACAAGATATAATTATTAATTTAAGTGCTTCGAAAGACCGCGGTACATTTGATTCTCGTGTATTTCTAAGTTATTCTTATAGTGAATTGATTAAAGAAAGTGGTAAATTAAAAATTATGACAAAAAAATTTGGTGATCATGGTCAAGCAGTTACAGCGTGCCGATCTAATTTATCTTATAAATTATTTACTCCAACAGATACGCCGCAAGGTGTACAAATTACTTCTGAACAAAGTAACGGTATTCATGCGTTTTTATCATATGATCGTGTAGCTGTTGCGTCAGCAATATATTATGGAGCACCAATAGTGATTTTTGTAAATCAATCTGGGGCCCTCATATTTTTAAGTAAACAATTGAGAGATGCTGTTAATACACCCTCAGAAAAATTGAAATCTATACAATTATCTATTCAACGGAAAAAAGACGCATACACTTATTTGTCAGTCGGAATTGGAAAATTAGAAAAGGAAAAATCTTTAAATGACACAATCAAAGAAAAAATTGATAAAATAAAATCTTATTTGGGCATTATTCAGGATTATATTCAAAAAATTTATAGTTATTTATTTCATGACAGTGCGTATGAACTCGCAAATGTTGCCAAAAGTGATATTGTGTATCAATCACTATTGATGATATTATTTGTTACTCGTTCGTTTATCAATATGTATGTTACTAATATTGGTGAAAATTTATTTTCATTTATGACCACATTAATAGCAGCAGATACTAGTTATAGTGTTTGGGAAACTGCGTATAAACCACTCGAGTTTGATGCTTCTAAAATTGATGATATTATACAAAGTGAAACGGAAAACTTGAATAAAGTTAGTAATATTGTCAATACTTTACAAAATAACATAACTAATTATGGTATTATTGAAAATGTTGAATTCGGTCTTGAAAACATTTCAACCATCATTTCTGATAATGATAGTGAGGATTTATACAAAAATATATATAATGTGATGTCCAAGTTGAAATTAAAGAGTTCTACGAAGGACCGATTCAACTCATGTAATCCATATAGTGGAACTCAAAATGAAAGATTGTGGCGTAGTAAACTTACAAAGATGTCGTCACAAACAATGATAGGCGTTGTTCTATGCTTACCCGATTTTGTAACTATTTCTGAAAATATAAGCGATTATGTTTTTGAAGATTTTAAATTAAATGAAACTACTACCAAAAATATAACATTCACTTCAATTTTTTCCATTATTTTAAAGAAATTATATGATAAATGTAATCCACGATTAAGCTCTTATTTATATGTATCGCTAGGTTTAAATAGTAATAATACCTTTGATACTGATAGTCGTTCATCTTATAATGTTCAATTATTAACTCATGACAATTTCCTAACTACTGTAGATTATACTACTTTTGATACAATAGAATCACACACTATTGATTATACGATTCCAGCAATTCATACGATAGAAAAAGACACAGACGAAGACAAAGAAGAATATAAAGAAGAATATAAAGAAGAATTAACGGTAGAAAAACTTAAACAAAAAGAAGGCAAAGGTTTTATTTCTAAAGGAAATTTACGTTCTCACGCAAAAGAATTACGTATTGGAAAGAAGTATGGTGGTATAAAAAATCGAAAAAGACGTATTAAACGAACAAGGCGTAGAAAAACGATGAAAAAGCGTAAAACAAAGAAAAAACGAAAAGTAGTTGGTGGTTCGGATATACTAACTGAAACACAAACCCAAACATATGAAGAAAAAATAAAAAACCTCCCGGAAAATAAATTGGTAGAACAAGCAAAGATTATTAGTAGTGAATTAAATAAATACCAAGGAAATATTTCAGATATAAATAAAATAAAGTTACAAAAAGAATTAAGGATGATTAATGAGACACTTTTAACAAGAGGAACACAACCAACCGCTTCAAATACACCATTTACTGGTCCCGGTAACAAATTAGGAAGTGACCCTAAATACACTATTTCCGCTATTGTAAGAAATATAATTATAATTATGAAACAAAATAAGGTTGTACGTGAAGCAAATTCACGAGATAAATTATTCAAAATGGATTTAGATACATATGTTAGAAAAACACATATTTTAAAACAATGTGAAATAGCACTAACAATAATTGGTTATTCTATTTTGATGAAAGATTCATCGATAAATGTACCACAAGAGGGTGGCGAATTAAATGATACAATTCAATTTATTTTATCAAAAATCAAAGAATTAAAAATCAAAGAATCAGAGACAACAGAGTATGAGTCTGACGATTTTGATGATTTTGATGATACACATCCATTTACTGTGTTGGAAACAATAATTAATAATAAAAATTTACTGGAACAATTAAATGTTTTTTTCATAGAGGAATATGATAAAGAAGTAATAGAAGAAGTTACGGAAACTATAGATCAAACCGAAAATATAAAAGAAGTTATAGGAACTATAACATTAGCAATAAAACAAATTACAAGTCAATTAAACGCTTCTTATAAAATACAAGAGGACCTTTTGGGTATTACAGAAGATGATGATGAATTATTAGAATTGAAATCCATTGTCGAAAAACCTAATGTGACTTTAAAAGAAATTTATGAATATATTAATGCAGAAGAAGAAGAAAGTGATAAATCAATGGACACAGAAGAAAAAACTGATAAATCAATGGACGCAGAAGAAGAAACTGATAAATCAATGGACGCAGAAGAAGAAACTGATAAATCAATGGACGCAGAAAAAGAAACTGATGACTCAATGGACACAGAAGAAGAAACTGATGGTAAATCTAATAAACGAGAACGTGACGACGATCCCAAATATACTAGCACATCTAATAAAATTAGGAAAAATAAAGATAATTAAGTATAATGTAACAATATAACCATGAATAACGATATACATGTAAATTATCAACCCGAAAATATAAATTCAAAACAATTGAAAATTATGGTGTTTGTAATGAATGCTTTAGAAAAGGGTTGGAAAGTACAAAAAGACGATGATAATTATACTTTTGTAAAAAAACATGAAAATAAAAAAGAAGTATTTAAAGAGGAGTATTTAGAACAATTTTTAGTGTCTAACTTCGATATTGAGACCTTAAAATAATTTTTACAAAATATTATGGTTGTATATCAACTCATTATCGTTACATATTTTTGAATTATTATTTTGGTCATTGTATTTTAACACTGCTATGGTGTGGTTTTGAATTAACCAATTGTCCAAAAGTATTTAGCAAAACATTTTTTATTCATTTTTTATATTTTAAATGAATAATTAAGTTTTTAACGAAAAACAACTTAAATCTAGTAACAAAGTTATTATTTTGGTAAAACTGTAGGTTTATAATAATTAATTTAATTTGATTTAATTTAATTAAAATCCGAAATTATTTTCTATTAGAAGAGTATATAAGAAAAGATGGCTGGAGCACTCATGCAACTCGTCGCCTATGGCGCCCAAGACGTATTCCTTACCGGAACCCCCGAAATTACCTTCTGGAAGGTGTCTTACAGACGCCATACCAACTTTGCTATGGAATCTATTGAACAGACTTTCTCTGGTCAAGCCGATTTCGGTCGCCGTGTCACCTGTACTATCAGCAGAAACGGTGATCTTTGCTACCGCACTTACCTTCAGGTCACTCTTCCTGAGATCAACCAGTCCATGAACTCCGACGGTGGTGTTTATGCTCGCTGGTTAGATTTCCCCGGAGAGCAACTTATTGCCCAGGTTGAGGTAGAGATTGGTGGTCAGCGTATTGACCGTCAATATGGTGACTGGATGCACATCTGGAACCAACTTACCATGTCTGCCGAACAACAACGCGGATATTTCAAGATGATCGGTAATACCACCCAACTTACCTACATCACCGATCCTTCTTTTGCTGACATCAGTGGTCCCTGTGCTGCTGCTGGTGGACCTTCCCAGGTCTGTGCCCCTCGCAAGGCCCTTCCTGAGACCACTCTTTACATCCCCCTTCTTTTCTGGTTTTGCCGCAATCCCGGACTTGCTCTTCCTTTGATTGCCCTTCAATACCACGAGGT